AGAGAGACTTTGTAATTGAAACGGAGGATAAGTATCCGCAATTGGTTTCATTGCAGCTAACGCAAGATAAATGCGGTTTACTGGATGAGTACGAGGTAGGGGATGCAGTTGATGTTGATATAAACATTAGGGGCAGAGAATGGACTTCTCCAAAAGGCGAAGTAAAATATTTTAATACCTTAGAGGCGTGGAGATTTAACCGAGCGCAACCTGAGGAAGCTTCATACGAAAGTAAGGAGGCAGATGACATCCCTTTTTGATACGAGGGTAATTGTGTAGTAATTAGCGCTCAGAAATGGGCGCTTTTTAATAATTAAAAAATGTTATATTTGTTACAATAAAAACTTACGATGAGAAATATTCGTAAACTAAAATACTATTTCAGTCATGAAAAAGGAAAAAAAAGAAAAGAGGCTTGCTATTAAAGTAACGCCAACAGAGCATGCAAAGATTACAAAATTGTCTAAGATGTCAAGCCAGACAATTAGTGATTATGTTGTAAAGAAAGCTTTGTCTGTCAAAATTAGATAATCAAAATATTTTATAATGTTTTGTTTTCGCCTAAGCGCTCAGGAATGGGCGCTTTTTTTATGATATAAATATTTATGGGAAAAAAGGTGGGATTTATGGGATTTATGGGATTTAAAAAATAATCACTACTTTTGATTAGATTCTAAACAATGGAGTGGATTGTAAAAGTTCAAGAAAAGCAAGATGATTTTATTCGAATCATTCACGACTTGGGCGAGCATTTTTACGCTGAAGATATTGTACAAGAGTTCTATATCAAGCTAATAAAATACGGAAAGGAAGAGGTAGCAATCAAGGATGGCGAGCCGAACATGGGATACCTTTATACGATTCTTAAAAATTTATTCTTAAATTATCAGCAAGAAAAACAAAAGGTGCATAAAATAGACATAGAGGACAATCCAATTGCTGTAGAATATGACTACTATCAGCCAAATGATAGCGATTATTTAGAAGCTGAAATCATAAAGGAGATGAACACTTGGCAATATTTTGATAATGGAGTCTTTAGAGTTTATACAGGGATCCAAGATAAACACCGAGAGGATGCAATAAGCATGAGAGCCATTGCCGAGGGTTCTAACATCAGCACAAAGACGATATTCTATACTTTAAAAAGATGCAAGGCTAAGATAAGAGAAAAGCTAAATGATCAATACCAAGATTTTGTAAACCAAAAGAACAAAAAATAGTTATGAAGGTAAAAATGGAAAAGGGGAGGAAGTGGATATACTTTAAAACAATGGCAATAGGCAAAAAAGACGAGGCATATTATACGGAGAGCGAAATGCTTTCCAGTCCGTTATATCATTACGCAAACCTAAGTAAATCAGAAAAAGAAATATATAATAAATTGAACAACAATGAGTATAGATAATCAAATATTTGAACACTACCGAGTACAAAAAGCAAAGATAGAGGAAAGCATTAAATTCCTAAAGGAACACGGATACATAGTCCAAAAGGAAGAAGAGAACACGCCAATATATCGAACCAAGTACATCAAGCAAGAAATACGCAGACTAAAAAGCAAGCTTGTAGGCAACCTAAAAGCGGATACACAAACGCAAAGAGAGATTGATGTAATGGTGTCACTATTATGCATTTAAAACAAGAAAAATGCGCAATATAATCAGTAGATTAACAATGAGGAATATAGGATGCTTATTTGTTGATAAAGTATCGAATAGGCAAGTGTGCCTTTATGTGGATAAATACAACATAAGATATATGGCAAGCTATCCATTTTTTGCTTGGTCATTTAGATGTAAACAAAAACAAACAAGATGAGTAAAACAACAAAAAAACGGAAGCCAAGAAAGCAACCAGCCAAAGGAGTTGGCGACATAGTAGAGGAAGTATTGGAAAAAACAGGAGCTGCAAAGGTCGCAAAGTTTATTTTAGGCGAGGACTGCGGATGTGATAAACGCAAGGAAAAGCTCAATGAGTTATTTAGAACTACAAAGAAGCCTGACTGCTTACTGGAAGACGAATACAATTGGCTAAAGGAATGGTTTGCTAAAGATGCAACAACCTACCGACCAAGCGAGAGAGACAAGATGATAAAAATATACAGCCGTATCTTTAGAGTAAAAACAAACGCTACAAACTGCGCAAGTTGTCTAAGGGAAATACATAACAAGATGAAGACGGTTTTTGAAACTTACGAATAATGCAAATAGAAAAGGTAAAAATATCTCAAGTTAAGAATAACCCAAATAACCCAAGAGTTATTAAAGACTTTCAATTTAAAAAATTAGTTAAGTCGATTAAAGAATCTCCGTGGATGCTTCAGCTGCGTTCTATCATAGTAAATGACGAAAATGTAGTACTCGGAGGCAACCAAAGATTAAGGGCATGCAAAGAGGCTGGATTAAAAGAAGTTTACATAATCAAAGCAAGCTCATTAACAGAGGAACAACAAAGAGAGTTTATAGTAAAGGACAACCTAAGTTCAGGAGAATGGGATTGGGATGCTTTGGCGAATGATTTTGACATGGATGAGTTAGAGGGGATGGGTTTGTCTATGCCTTTTATGGGAGATGATATGTCAAACGTAAACGAATACGCTGGAATGAATCCTGACGAGGAGCTTGAAAACTTTTTAAATGCTGAAATTAAACGCTTGTATTTAGTTTACGATTCTGATTTATACGAAAAGGTTGTAGCTTGGTTTGAAAAGAAGGTAACTGATTTAGGCGTAGAGGATTTTAGTCAAGTAATTTTAAAAATTATGGAAGTTGAGAAAGGTTGATTTAATACAAATAAAAAAATGCGATGAGCTGCTAAAGAAAACGCCAAGCAAATCCGATTACTCTGAGGTAATTAGCGAAGACTGCCTTTTCTATAAGGATGGAAAGGCGGTAGGGTTATATATTAAAATCAATTCTAAGGAGCTTACAGGCATTAGACAGGCATCATTAACAACAAAGCTTAATAGAAGCAGCAGAACAAGAGGATTACCAACTCAAAGCAGCGTATTCGGAAGCTTGCCGAGAATAGCAAGGCGCAATGATTTTTGCAGATTTAGCGCAAAGACGAAACAAGAGAAAGAAAACAACCTAAGAATTTTTAAGTTTAGCAAAAAACTTTTAGATATTTACAAGCAGCATTTGCCTGATAATTTAGAAAGAGATACAAAGCTAATTGATGAGAGCGTTGAGGCAGATTACAGGATCCAAAGAGAGTCTCCATTCTTAACTGCTAACATCAATGTAAACCATGCTATAAAATACCATAGGGATACAGGTAATTTCAAAGGCAACTTGAGCAATGTTTTAATTTTACGGCATGGAATTGCTGGAGGGGAGCTTGTATTTCCTGAGTACGGTTTTGCCTTAAGCCAAGACGATGGATTCCTCGCAATATTTGATGGTCAAACGGAAATACATGGGGTAATGCCTATTATAAAGACGGATGACAATCCATATAGGGCAAGTATAGTGTATTACAGCCTTGAACAAATGAAACATTGCTACCCATATAAAGAAGAAGTAGAACGCTTGCAGCAAAAAGCAATGGAGCGAGCAATTAAAAGAAAAGACCACTAATGGCTAACGAAGATAATTTAATCCCATACAAGAAAGGGCAAAGCGGAAACCCAAAGGGCAGACCTGTTGGAAGCAAGAACCGCAGCTCCATAGCAAAGAAATGGCTATCCGTTGAGCAGAATTTAAAGAATCCTTTAACAAGCGAATTGGAAGATATGAGCCAAGAGGATTTAATGACTTTGGCTCTAATCAAAAAAGCAAGGGAAGGAGATACCCAAGCCTATCAAAAATTAATGGATAGCGCATACGGTGCGCCATTGCAACAAATCGAACAAACTAATATAGAGCAACCTTTATTCCCTGATGTTACAGAGGACGACAGCAATAAATAAAATACTCGCTCTCAAAAAGCGAATCAAAATAATTCAGGGAGGCACATCCGCTGGAAAGACTTTCGGCATACTTCCTGTACTCATAGACAAGGCAACAAAGAAAAGCGGCTTAGAAATAAGCGTTGTTGCTGAATCAATACCTCATCTAAGGAGGGGAGCATTAAGAGACTTTCTCAAGATAATGAAATGGACAAATCGTTTTCAGGAGGATCGTTTTAATAAAAGTTATCTCAAGTACGAATTTGCAAACGGAAGCTTTATTGAATTTTTTAGTGCAGACGATGCAAGCAAACTCAGAGGAGCGAGGAGAGATATTTTATACATTAACGAGTGCAACAATGTAACCTTTGAAGCTTACAACGAACTTTCAATACGAACAAAGCGAAGCGTTTACCTTGACTTTAATCCAGCCAATGAGTTTTGGGTTCATAGAGAACTCAAAGGGGAAGACGATGCCGATTTTATAATATTAACCTACAAGGACAATGAGGGACTTGATGAGGGTATCATCCAACAAATAGAAAAGAATCGCTTAAAAGCGAAGACAAGCGCATACTGGCGCAATTGGTGGGCGGTTTACGGCGAGGGCAAGGTAGGTCAATTACAAGGCGCAGTATTCACGAACTACAAGACGATTGATAGAATACCTGAAGAGGCGAGATTGATTGGAATAGGATTAGACTTTGGATACTCTGCGGATCCGACAGCAATAATTGCAGTCTATAAATACAATGACCAACGCATCCTTGATGAGATGACATACCAAACAGGATTGCTCAATTCAGATATTTCTAAAATGCTTCCTAAAGACGTTCCAGTTTACGCAGATTCGGCAGAACCTAAATCCATCGCAGATATACAACGCTACGGAATCACGATAAAAGGCGTAACGAAAGGCAGAGATTCAATTAATTACGGAATAGATGTAATGCAAAGGCAAAACTATTTAGTAACCTCTCAGAGCGTAAACCTAATTAAAGAGCTGCGCAGTTATTGTTGGGATAAGGATAAAACAGGCAAGCAATTAAACAAACCTGTGGATAATTTTAACCATGCGCTGGATGCGGTCAGGTATCATGAGATGGAAACTTTAGGCTTAAATAAAAACTTTGGGGAGTATTCGATTCTCTAAGGGTATACAAAACAAAAATAAAACGGTTATATAGTTATGAAAGTAGATTTATTACTGCCAACATCCTTAAGCGAAATACCATTATCAAGGTATCAAAGCTTCGTAAAGACGAAAGAGGCTTCAAACGATGAGGAATTTATTGCTCAGAAAATGATCCAAATATTCTGCGGAATAGATTTGTCGGAGGTAGGTAAAATAAAAATGAAAGATTTGAATGGATTGATTTCTCATTTTACAAAAGTGTTTAGCGAAAAGCCAAAGCTGGTTAGGCATTTTAAAATAAAGAACATTGAGTTCGGATTTATTCCAAAGCTTGACGATATTTCATTCGGAGAATACGTTGATTTAGAACACAACCTACAAAATTGGGAAACCTATCACAAGGCAATGGCTGTGATGTATAGACCAATAAAAGAAAAGAACCAAGACAAATATTCAATAGTAGATTATGAGCCAAATGAGGACATGCAAGATTTGATGAGGTTTGCTCCTCTTGATGTTGCGATAAGCGCCTCAGTTTTTTTTTGGACTTTAGGAAGCGAATTACTGACTCTTACTCTCAGTTATTTACAGAGCGAACTGAAGACGATGACGAATTCCAGCAATACAGCGAAAGATATTTATTCGGAAAACAATGGGGATGGTATAGCAGCTTCTATTGCCTCGCTCAAAAAGATGTTACCAAGCTTGACGAAGTTGCAAAGCTCCGACTTACTAAATGTCTCACGTATCTCGCCTTCGAAAAACAAAAAAACGAAATCGAAGCAAACGAACTTAAACAACAAATGAAACGATGAATTACTTTGATATCATAGACAAACTAAAAACGCACTTTAAATCGGATCCTATAATCTCAACCGTCACACAAGGGGACATTTTTGAGGTTGACTTGGCAAAACAAACCATCTTTCCGCTTGTGCATTTAATCGTAAATACAGCGACATTTGAGGGCAATGTAATTCGTTACAATATTTCCATCCTTGCGATGGATATAACCGACATATCAAAAGAAGCAAGTCCAAATAAATTTGACGGAAACGATAACGAGCTTTGGGTATTAAACACGATGCTTGCCGTTCAGAATAGATGTTACGAGCTTTTAAGAAGAGGCGACTTATGGACTGATAAATTCCAAGTAGACGGAAACCCAACTTGCGAGCCTTTTACTGAGCGCTTTGAAAACAAGCTTGGCGGTTTCACAATGACATGCGACATACTCATACCAAATGACGGAACAATTTGCTAATGGCTGAGTTCAATAACATACAAGATTTATTAAATGACTTTCGAGATAATATCATCCGAGAGGCAAAGCAAAACCTATCAAGTCAGAACACAAGCGGAAAGCTTAAAGACAGCCTTAAATCGTATGTGAAGGAATCTAAGAACTCGGCGCAGATAAGTTTTGAGATGGAAGATTACGGTTTCTATCAGGATCGCGGAGTGCAAGGTAAAAAAAGCGGCAAGAGTTTAGACGGCTACAAATACACGAACAAAATGCCTCCCTCAAAAGCATTTGATAAATGGACAATAAGAAAAGGCATAGCGCCAAGAGATAAGCAAGGCAAATTCATAAAGAGAAAAAGCCTAAATTTTTTGATTGCTCGAAGCATATTTAACAAAGGAATAAAACCCACGCTATTTTTTACAAAGCCATTTGAGAAGCATTTCAAAAGGTTGCCTGATGAATTAGTAGAAAAATACGGTTTGGATATAGAAAACTTATTCGACCAAATAACAAGTGAAAATTTTAAAAGATTAAGCAAATGAGTATTAAATTAGCAAGGTCGCCATACATCGTTGAGATATCCGTAGCAACTCAAACGGAAACAAAGGTTAAATTGTACCTATGGACAACAGGAAGCCAACCCTCAGACCCTCAATATACGTTGAGCAAAAAGATACCAGCCTCAAACAACGTAAACACCTATTACAATATTGCGCCGTACGTTCGAGAATATTTTACTTTTGGTTCTTATGATTATGATACAGCAAACTTTTTTGATACAGCGACAAGCACAAACTTTGTAGTTAATTATCACATAGAAAAATTCAAAACTATTGGAGGGACTGAGTCATCTGCTGGAACGGAAACAGGGCAATTTGTAAACGGATACTCTGAATATATGGAAGGGCAGAATAGAGCTCATGAAAACGTCTTTCTTGATGAGGGTACATATCTATATCACTATGATAGTTCATTCAGCACAACGCAAAAAAACGCGCTTGCTGGGAGTTTTGATGTTGAGGTTGCTGTTGGCGAGAAGATACGTTACACAAATCTTAGCACAGCCGCAACGCAAGAATTCACAATCAGCGCCGCTGGCATGAAAGTATTCGGAAGGGTATATACAGGAAATCTTGCTCATGGAAATAAGGTTGAAATGATAAACGCAAGCTCTAATGTTGTTTGGACAGGAACATTCAAGCCTGTATGTGAGCCGAAGTATAGCCCGATAGTGGTTGACTTTGTAAATAAATACGGATCATGGTCAAGAATGTTTTTCTTTAAGGTAAATCAAAAAACAACAGCAATAAAAAGCAACGAGTATAAAGCGAATCCTCAGACCTTACCATATAGCGCAACAGGAGATGGAGGTCAAATAAAGCAGTTCAATAGAACAGGAAACGAATCAATAAAATTAAACAGCGGTTTTGTAAATGATGGATATGCAGAATACATTCAGCAGTTGATGTTGAGCGAGCATGTAACGGTTTTAGATTTTAATAGAAACACGAACGCTTTTCCAGCCAAAGTAAAAACACAATCCTTAGTAAAGCAAACAGGATTAAACGATGGTACAATGAACTATACCCTTGACTTTGAATTTGCATTTGACCTAATAAATAACGTAACCTAATGAGAGGAGTTTCAGTATATATCGAAGGGCAGAAACTTGACTTGTTTGATGACGAGCAAATCAGCGTTCAAAGCACGCAACAAAATGTTCAGGATATTAGCAAAGTATTTACGGACTTCTCGCAAAGCTGGTCGGTTCCAGCAACTACAAACAACAATAAAATCTTTAATCACTTTTACCAAAATGATGTAAGCCAAACCATAGACCAAAACATAAGGAGAGCTGCATTAATTGAGATTGATTTAACTACGTTTAGAGAAGGGCAAATATCCTTAGAGAAAAGCGAAGTAAAAGACAATGAGCCTTACAGCTATCAAGTAACTTTTTACGGAAACCTTACAAGCTTAAAAGACAAATTTGGAAAGGACAAACTGGAAGGATTAACATTTCTAAATAATT